CCCACCAATAGCAGATGTTTATAAAACAAATCACAATCCTAAATATTTATTTATTGAGGATATTAGAGAATTTGCAAAGCGTACTGATTTTCCTGAAGACTTATATAATTTAGATATTTTAGACGGTAGCCCACCTTGTTCAAGTTTTTCAATGGCTGGCAATCGTGAAAAAGATTGGGGCAAAACAAAAGTATTTAGAGAGGGGCAAGCTGAACAAAGATTGGACGATTTATTTTTTGATTACATAGCACTTGCAAAAAAGTTGCAGCCAAAAGTTGTTATTGCTGAAAATGTAAAAGGATTAATTCAAGGTAATGCAAAGGCATACGTTCACAGGATTAAAAAAGAATTTGAAGCTGCAGGATATAAAGTGCAATTGTTTTTATTAAATGCTGCATCAATGGGCGTGCCTCAAAAACGTGAACGTGTATTTTTTATTTGTCAAAGGAATGATTTAAACTTTCCTAAATTAGAATTAAAGTTTAGTGAAGAAGCAATAGTTTATAAACAATATCAAGAGCAAAATAATATAAATGATTTAACTGATGTTCAATTTAATTTATGGAAAAAACAAAAACCAACTGATAAAACTTTGGCAGATGTAAGAAATGCAGCAAATGGATTTACAGATTATTTATTAAATGAAAATGAAGTAATACCAACTATAACAAGCGGGGGTAAATTTTTGTTAAAAAATCAAGCTCGTTGGATGAATAAAAATGAATTTTGTCAAAGTGGTAGCTATCCTATTGACTATAATTTTAAACAAATAGAGCCACAATATTTAATCGGTATGAGTGTACCGCCTGTAATGACTGCACAGATAGCAACCGAAATTTATAATCAATGGTTTAAAAAATAAACACAATGTCAGATAACATAGAATATATTTTACCATTTAGTTGGAAAAAAGGACAAAGCGGAAACCCAAACGGACGCCCTCGTAAATTCGTATGCCAATTAAAAGATATGGGTTATAATAAGCAGGATATAAACCAAACTATTGAGAACATGATGGCTATGACTTTGAATGAATTAGCCGATATATTTAAAGATGAACACGCAACTATTTTAGAACGTACCATTGCAAATGCTATGCGTAAATCTTTAGAGAAAGGAACTTTATACAGCCTTGAAACTTTAATCAGTAGAGTGCATGGTGTACCTAGCCAAACGATTAATCAGTTAATAACCGAGAAACCTATATTTAACGGCATAGATATTAATGTTACAACGAACGACAGCCCAAACGAAAATATCTAAACTCAATAAAAGAGTTCGGGTAGTAAGGGGTGGAACTTCTGCAAGTAAAACATTTACAATCGTTCCATTCTTAATTGACTATGCTGTTAAAAATCCATTAGCCGAAATATCAATAGTTGCTGAAACCATACCACATTTAAAGCGTGGTGCCTTGCGTGACTTTCTTAAAATTATGGATATGATAGGAATGTACGAGCCAGAGAACTTTAACAAGTCATCTTTGGTTTATACATTTAGCAACGGTGCTTATATTGAATTTTTTAGTGCGGATGCAGAAAGTAAATTAAGAGGGGCCAGGAGAGATGTGCTATTTGTAAACGAATGCAATAATATTACGTGGGAGGCTTACTATCAACTGGCCATTAGAACACGCCGCTTTATTTATTTAGACTACAATCCCGTTTCTGAATTTTGGGTTGATACCGAATTGATTAACGATAGTGATACGGACTTTGTTGTTTTGACTTATAAAGATAATGAAGCATTAGATAAATCAATTGTTAAAGAAATTGAGAAAGCAAAAGAGAAAGCACTTACATCAACTTACTGGGCTAATTGGTGGTCAGTTTATGGTTTGGGTAATATTGGAAGTTTACAGGGTACGATATTTAACAACTGGCAACAATGCGATAAAATACCAACGGATGCTGAATTTATAGCTTACGGAATGGACTTTGGTTTCACAAATGATCCTACTACATTAATATCAGTTTACCGTTATAATGGAGAAATATATTTAAACGAATTAATATACCAAACTAAATTAACTAATAGTGATTTAATAGCTAGGTTAAAAGAATTAGGAATAAAGCCGCATGAAATAATAGTGGCAGATAGTGCCGAGCCTAAAAGCATCGAGGATTTAAGACGGGCGCAATTTAGAATAGAGGGTGCAAAGAAAGGAGCGGATAGTATTCGTAACTCAATAGATACTTTACAAGCGTTTAAATTAAATATAACAAAGTCAAGTATTAATTTAATAAAAGAGTTAAGAAATTATAGATGGGTAACTGATAAGGATGGAAAAGCAACAAGCCAACCAATAGATAATTATGATCACGCTATTGATGCAATTAGATATGTGGCACTTAACCGACTTAAGAAATCAACTTTCTTTATTCAATAACGTAAAATACAAATAAAATACTATATTATTATGATGCAAATACCTAAACGATACGAAGATTTAACAGTTGAGCAATTTCAACAATTGGAGTTATTGAAGTCAGAGAAACTAGATAAATTGGATATGGCTTGTAAAAGACTATCAATTTTGACAGGTAAGTCAATTGACTACATAGAAAGCCTATCACCGACAAAGGTTTACGATATGCTTTTGGGTGCTGCTTTCTTAATTAATCCTATTAATCAATTCCCGATTGCGGGATCAGTTCGTTTTGGCTTTCATAAATTTAGATACATTAAAGAAATACATCAATATACAACTGCTCAGCAAAAGGACTTTACTACCATTCTTAAAAACAACGGAAACGATTATATTAAATGTTTACCTGAATTAATGGCTATTTGTCACCACGAATTTACATTTAAAGGTTGGGTATATAATAGTGACAACCATTTTCGAAACGTAGAGTATTTTAAGAAATCAAAATTAAAAGATACACTCGGAGCGGTTTTTTTTTATTCAAATTGTTTGAAAAGTTACAGCGAGATTATCGAGGGCTGTTTGCAGCAAGCGGACAAAGTGATACAAGAGTTGATGACGGAAGTCCAGGCAGATTTAGAATTTCAGATTTTTTTGAACAATGGGGATGGGAATATTCCGTTAGTCTCTGCATAGAGGACAGCGGTTTAAATGAAGATAATATTTACGAATGGAATGTTTTAAGATTTTATAATAAGTTAGCCTACTTAAAAGATAAAGGCAAATTTGAGATAGCATTAAATGGCAATAGATAAAGAAATAATTGATTTATTAAATGAGTTTGGGCTTAACTTAACTGTTGACTTAAAAAGCAATTTGCGTAAAAAATTAGATGAACGTGCTGCAAAGCATCAAGGTAGAAAGGTAACAAGTAGATTAGAAGCTAGCGTATTAGCAAACAAAGTTAAATTTTCAAGTGGTAGTTTGATATTTACTTTAACCATGAATGATTATTGGGAAGTAGTTGACAAAGGACGCAAGGCTGCAGGTGTAAGTAAAGAGGGGCAAAAGAAAATAGCTGAATGGAGTGCAACAAGGGGCTTTGCTGAAAAATTAAGAATAAGTGATTTGGCGGCACGTAAAGAAAAACAAAGCAAATCAAAAAGTAAAAGAAAATTAAAGACATTAAAAAAGATGCCATTTGAAAATGCAAAGAGGACAGCGGCATTCTTAATTTCAAGAAAGTTAAAAACTAAAAAATTAGAGCCTACTCACTTTTTTGAGCAAGTAGTTCAAGACGGTAGATTAGAGGAATTGAAATCTAAAATAGCTGAAATAATAAAAACAGATTTTATAATAAATATACAATAATGGCACTCACAATCACACAGCAACCACAGGTATTAATGCCAGCTTACAATAAACAATATGTAACTGCAATAAGCAATCAAATAGCTATTGCCGATTTCAAGTATGTGGTAACTGTTGAGGTTAATACTAGCGGTCAAATTTATACTGAAAATATATTGCAGCGTCCCGATGGCTATTTGGTATTTAATGCAGAGCAGTGGGTAAAAAATTACATACAACATTTCTTTAATCCTACATTAAGTTTAGCAACCCCGATACAAGTAGCGACTAATAAATCAGTAGCGGTTAAATTAATCATAACTGAATTTTATAGTGGAGTTCTACAAACAGCAAACAAAGTAACTATTAATTACTATGCCTTTGACGGATGCTTAAATGATAAGGCATTTGCAGCTTATGACTATGCAGATTATTTATTTAACGGAACTTCGGGCAAATACTTCCTATCAAAAGACATAACAACTATTACACCCGATAATAGATTAATGTTAGCACAGGATTTTTATTTACATTTTATACAAAGTACAGCAGTTCCAATAACTAATATAAGCGTTGATTTAAGACGTGGCGCATCAACTATTGACAATGTTAATATTGCATCAATGCCAGCATCAACGGCTTATAATACCTTTGTAATGCGTTTGAATAGTACAATGTTTACAACTGCCACACCTCAACTTGGGGATATTATTAGAACTTCATTTAATAGCGCAGCCGGTAACATAGTACGTTACTCAATTACTTTAAAGGAACTTTGCACAAAATATAAAGATTATGTGTTATATTATTTAGATAGAGATGGCAACATCTTATTTTTTCACTTCGAGAAATTAAGTAAAACAAACTTTAATAAAAAAGTTAATGCAGTTACTTTACAAAAAGATTTTTTAAATGCTAGTTTTAATTATACATCTAATAGTTGGGATAGGGAAGTTCACAATATTAGCACTATGATTGACTCAACAATTAGTTTAAACACTGATTGGATAACTGAACTGCAAAGCACTCAATTAAATGATTTATTTAGCAGCCCTATTGTTTATTTGTGGGACGGAACGGAATATAGACCAGTGACAATAACGACTAATAGTTACGAGGAATATAAACTAGATAACGAATCGTTATTTAATTACAATGTTACTTGCTCATTCGATACAATGGAAACTAGACAAAGAGGAATATAATTATGGCAGTAGTAACACGATTAGAATTAAAAGGTAGAAACGGATTAGACAAATACGATAAATATCCTATTGCGGTAAATATTCCTGTTAGCTTAAATTATAATTTAGCGGATGTAAGAAACCCCGATCAACGCAAAGCATCTTTTAGTAAAACCATTAATCTAAATGGCACTAACGAAATTAATAAACTATTTGAGAATATATTTAGCGTAAATGTAGCAACTCAATACTTTAATAAGAATTTAAAAACGCCAGTTAGGTATATTGTAAATGAGATTGAAAATTTTAGCGGTGACTTACAATTGATTAAAATAAATATAAACCCTGATAATTCTATAGTTTATGAATGCTCAATAATTGGTGCGGGCGGTTCTTTGTTTGTTGATATTGGCGAAAAATATATAACAGGGAATGCTAACACTTCTGACGACTTAGATTTTAGCACATACAATCACAATTACACACGTGCTTTACAAATAGCGTCACGTACAACTTATTTAGGCACAGGCGCTGGTTACGTATATCCGTTAATAGATAGGGGAACGAATGGCGGTAGTGATATTATTTGGAACGTAAAGGATTTTTTACCTTGCTTTAGTATCTATGAATATATTAGTAAGATAATATCGGCAACAGGTCGGACTTTTACATCAACATTCTTAAATACTGCTGAGTTTAAAAAGTTGTATTGTTATAGCAATGTAACAACTATGAATGCTTCGTTGGCTCAACTGCAAGCATCTCAAATGTACGCTGGTTTAAATTCAAATCTTAATTTAACAATAGTTGCAATTCCATCAGCATATCCAACAACTAACACTATTGGTGCTAATTATAATTTTACAGCTTTTAATAAAGAAACTCCAACCCCTCCATTTTTTGACTTGGGTAACCAAAACTTAAATGGAATTATAACATTTGCTTTTAGTAAAAATTATAATATTGTTTATCATCAAAAAGTAAAATTAAAGTTTACTTGGTTTGATGCAGCAAATCCAACAGTAACAGCTGTAACAGTTAAAGTAAATACTAATTATTATACAAAAAATTATATTCAAAAATCAGATGTTGCTGGTGTTTGGTATAACTTAAATCAAACGAGTGTACAAAATATTTTATTTGGTCAAACTTGGACTCAAATATCAAACGCTCAAACTGGTTTATTACAAAGTACATTTAATGTAGGTACTGATTACTTTGATACATTTGACATTGCAAGCGGTTCAATACCAATAATAGCAGGTAATAAAGCAAGGCAAACATTTGCATTTGCACATCCTAACTTTTACTATGATTTTGATGGCTACATAATCCCCGAATATATTTATTATGATTCAGCGGGTAACGAATTAGATATTGCATTTGGTGCTGTATCTTTACAATCAGTTAGCGGTATTGGCGGGAGTACATCATATATTTTAAATACTGAAACTACATTACAAGAGGGTGATTTATTAGAAGTTAATAATTCACTACCAACTAAAATAAAACAAAAGGACTTTTTTAAATCAATAGTTCAGGCATTCAACTTATACGTTGATGTAGACAAAGACAACGAGAATAATTTAATTATTGAAACCTTTGATGAATTTTACGATGCCGATATAGTTGACTATGAAAACAAAACCGACCTAGCAAAAGAGCAAAGCATTAACCCAAATTTATTAGAGGGAAAAAGATATATATTTGCTTATAAAAGTGATGCCGATTATTACAATGATTTATATCAAAAGACGTGGAATGAAACTTACGGAACTCAGCAAATTGATGTTGAAAATGATTTTATAAAAAGTGATAAAAAGAATGAGTTAATATTTTCAGCAACTCCAAATGTAGGTAACTATGGAATGGGTATTGCTCACCCTCGAATATATCAACTAGACGGAACGAATAAAAAGACAATAGCTGCTAACATTAGAATATTATATTGTGCTGTTAAAACAAGCCCTAACGCTTATACATATAAACAGCAAGGGCAAACTGATTTAGTAACGAACGAGTATTTATATGCGGGAATGGAAGACGATCCGTTTAACCCTACTTATTCATTAGCCTTTGACTTTCCTAAAGAGGTATATTACAATTACGTTCAGGCACAATTCACTAATAACAATTTATATAACCGATACCATAAAAACTATTTAAAAAACTTAATTGATAAGGATGCTAAATTTGTAACTAAATATTTATGGTTAAA